CCTGACCTGCCCTCATCTCTCCCAACCATAACCGTCTTTCCGTAACCCGCGACAGGGATATGCTGCAACGCGCACCAATGATGCGCGTTGCCCCGTGTCTTTTTATTGAACAAAGCTGAGTGAAACAACAGCCCTTTCTCTTTTTGATCCCCCCTCAGAGAGGAATGAACCTGAAAAATTTTTGTTCATAATTAAGCGGCTCTCCTTATCCGCTCTTCTTGTAAGAACTGCATTAGTTCTGCTGTTTCCTGATCCGCGCACTCTGGATTATCACGCGCTAGCTCCTGAACCGCACGGCCCTCTTCCATAAGCTCATCCCAAAACTCTTGGTATTGGCCCATATCTTCAGAACCGGCTATGGAGAATGTACCGAAAGACCCACGGCCTTTTTCCTGACGGAAATCGCCAAGGCCGATTAGTTGTCCGGCATTCTTTACAAGAGAAGAGATAGAACGTGCGCTGAAAGTAGGTGTAGAAAACCTGATTTCTACTTCGGCGCACCAGTTAGGAAGATAAGCACGAGTACGCATATCCGGTGTCCGGTTCATGTCCGCGGACCGTACTACGTCAATTTTAAGGTAAGGCTTGCCCCAGATATTTATATTTTCCTGTGGCAAAAAGATATTCCGGTTAACGCTGGTTTTGTTCACACCAGCCGTTTCAAGTGCAGCCGTGGCCATTGCACCCTTTACACCAGCCGCGGGGAAACACAAAAGCGTGTCACCTTTTGGTTGGGTGTGCATGGAGTCAGCAAACTCCTGTTCCGGATTATGTTTGATTTCCTTCTTTTCAGCCGCAGTCTTGCGGCCCGCGCCAACGAGAAGATCCCGTTTAGCTTTTGCCGACATACTGTTGAAGTACATCGGGGTTTGTCCAATCAAGCGGATTGTGATTTGGCCCTGCTTGATGACTGGGATGCTGATTGCATCATTAGTCTTTTTTGTAGCTGCCATTTTTTTCTCCTTTTGGTTAATGACATAAGATTTATCCTATATACTCTTATTACTACATATTGTCAAGCAGAAAAAAAATACCCCCAGAGCGTGCGAACTCTGGGGGCTACTACGGGAACTGTAAAGCTTGGGGGCTTTACAAGCTCATATATATGCGATTGTTTGGGAAAAGTCAAGAGAAATCGTCACCATGAATTAGTTCTTCTAACTCTTCGTCAGTCATATTCTCAAAGTCCATGTCTTCAAAGCGTTTTTTCTTTTTCACGGGGTAACGCTTCACAGAAATTTTATCTAATTTTTTAATAGGATCACCCATGATGTCGTCCAGCTTAACCACCTTAGTTTCCAAAGTTTCTATGGTAGAATATTTATGACCACACGTTAAACACTGCCGGTGACGGCGTGTCGTATCTCCAAGCGGCCTACTGTTATAGACCTTACTCTTCCCCTGACACTTCGGGCATATCATTTTTTTGCCTTTGGGGGACGACCTCGTTTTTTAGGTGCGGCAATCTTTGCTGGGCGGCCCCGCTTCTTTTTCACTGGAGCTTTGCCGCCCACCCATGCTTCATTAATCGTGGGTGTTTTCTTATCATCACCCCGTAGACGTCCCTTGTCATCTCTGGCTCGTTCTGGCTCAGAAAAAAACATGGGGAAAAACAAACGCAAAAACTTATCTAACATAGACCTCTCCTTAATGACTAAGACTTATCGCATACCATGATTAAAAAAAATGGTCAACTGATTGTTTTGCGATAGGCGTTCCACATGACGCGAAGCTGACCAGATATTGTCCGGCCCTCTAATTTCGCTAATTTTTTGATTTCTTCGTACACTTCTATGGGCACGAGAACCGATTTCCACTTTGTAATGTCCATATATAGCTCCTTACGTAAGGGAATATATAAGAGAAGTTGTTATTTTACAAGCAAAAAAGGCCCCGCCGAAGCGGGACCAGTCTCTAAGGGAGGATTCCAATGAAACAATTACTCTGCTTCACCCCAACTACGACCGATCTCAACGTCACATAAGTTGGGTATCTCCAACGGTACAGCATTTTCCATAATTTCTGCAACCTCTTTTGCTTCTTCACGATTTTTCACAGACATAGCAACCTCATCATGCACCTGTACCAGAGGGACACGTCCTGTCTTGTAGATGTCCACCATCGCTTTTTTTGTCATGTCCGCCGCCGACGCTTGGATTAGACGGTTGAGAGCTTTGTAAGTGTAAGCCCGCTTTAATCTAGTGGTCTCGCCGTACTCTCGTATAGCTTCTTGATATGGTAAAGCCTTGTTCATGGCAAACGTGTCGGGCTCCCACAGATCAAATCGGCACTTACGTCCCAGTATAGACCGGACGGACCCACTGCCGTCCTTTTTGTTCAGATGGTTTTGTACACCGTTCATCAATCCTTTCACAAACGGAACGCGGTCATGGTACTGCTTGACCAGACCCTTGGCCTCTTCAACGTCGATATCTAGCTGGTCTGATAGCTTGTTGACGCCCATGCCATACATCATGCCAAGGTTAATCGTCTTCGCCTGTTTGCGCGGGATCTCCGCCATTTCTGCGACCATCGTATGAAAATCCATATTATTATTATGTCTATAAGCATTGACGAACTCCTCTGCGCCGTTCAGTAATGCGCCTCTTGTTTTGCCGAAAACGTATGCGTAATGAACCAAGATCCGTGGTTCCTGTTGCGAAAAATCTATAGCCGCCCACTGGTCACCCTCTTCCGGCAGAAACAGACTGCGTATCATCGGTCCCATCTCAGGGTCACGCGCCGGTATCTGCTGTAGATTTGGGTTTGACATGGATATGCGTCCAGATACCGTGCCGCCATCATCAGAGCGGATCTGATTGATGTGACTATGTATGCGGCCATCAGAGCGGCAGTGCTTCATTATGGTGTTGATGAACGTGCCGCTGGTCTTGTTCAGGTTGCGGGCTTGTACGATCAGCCGTGCCAACTCGTGGTCATGGTCTGTAAGAAACGATTTAGTAAATGACGGGGCGTTCTTTTCTGTCTTTGGATATGGTATGCCCAGCGCGTCAAATGCTTTGGCTATGGACGCGGCGGCCCATAACTCCACGTCCATACCGGCTACACGTTTAATTTGAGCAAGCACTTCCTTTTCTTTTTTCAAAAGCGTGTTTCGCGTTTTCTCGACTCTGTCTTGATCTACCCGAACTCCGCGCCATGTCATGTCGATCAGGCAGGGCAACAAACCAAGCTCTAGCTTTGCTATGGGCCACAGGTCTTCCTTGGTAAGCTGAGTAGAAAGGTAGTTCCAGAGTTCTAACGTCAGCTTCGCGTCCTCTTGAGCGTAAGGACCTACATACATGGCTGGCATTTTCCACATCTCTGATTTAGGGTCCAAGCCAAACTCGCGGGCGGCGTCCTGAAGATCTTTTTCTTTTTTTACTTTTTCTATCAGATCGTAGCAAAGTGAGTTCAGGCTGTAGCTGAACCGGTTTTCATCTAACAGTGAGGCTATCAGCATGGTGTCGATTATGCGCCCGTTGATAGTAAAACCCATGCGACGTATCCAGCCCGCGTCATACTGGGCGTTGTGCATGATCTTGTCGGCGGGACATTCAAATACCTTCTTCAGCCACTTGTTGACTATGCGCTCATCCAGATTGCCGCCACCCAGATGCCGGATGGGTATGTATCCAGCCCAGTCGGCAACTGCTACAGCGTAGCCCACTACCTCGCCGTCACCGGTAGGCCAACCGGGCCCGTTGGACTTGAGGTTTGGGTCCTTTGTTTCGACGTCGATGGCTATTTGTTTAGCATCGAATATGTCAGGTAGCTCTGCCGGTGGAACCCATTCACTTTTGGGTCCGAACATTGTCATCTGTAGTGCCATATCATTTCCAGTAAATGGTTACGATCTCGTCGCCCTGTTGAAGAACCTTCCAGCCCTGATTGAGATAATGGTCCAGTTGTTCAACGCGGATGAACCGAATGAGCTTGTCTGATCTTTTAATCACTCGTTTCTTCGCCACCTAACGCTCCATACCCACAAATGTCTATCCAACTGTCCTCATGGTCTGGTGTTACTACCAGACGGGCCAGCTTAACAGCGACCATACATTGGTAAACCTGTTGAACAGTAACAGGTTTATCTAGCAGAACAGACCACATCTGTGCAATACGAGCGTGATTTTCATGCGCGTCACCATATTCTTTGGCCCGTGGTCCGTTGACTAGGCTCTCTGCCTTATTGAGTATCTCTTTGCGGTTCATTTTAATACCACCCATCATCCTCGTAATCCTCGAAATCAATCTCGTCTTTTTCAGCGTAGTGAGGATATTTTTTTTCTTTAACGCCCAACTCTTTTCTGAACTGAGTAATCATTTTTATGACGGACAAGTCGTAATGTAAGTCCACCGGCTTGTGGTGCCGCTTGGCGTGACAGTTGTGACATAAGATCTCACATTTATTGACCTCGTCGGTCAATTGTCGTTGATTGCCCCCGACACGGTCAGCAACATTAAACTTTTTATTTGATTTATGATGCAAAGACAGAACGACGGGGTCTTTTTCGCCGCAATCATCGCAACCCCAACGCTTCTTATGTTGTTGCACAAAGTACAACCCAACTCTTCGTCTAAGTCTTTTGTTCTCAGTGCTTTTCTGCGTGGCCTTAGCAAAAGCCTCTGGGGTGCGCCACTCTGGACGACCCTTGTTCATGCCCCAGAACACGCGGCCATCTTCTCTTATATCACCGCGTTTCATATCTGATAACTCCTTGTGGCATCGTCAGGTTCAACTAAATAAAGATTCTGCTTGGTCCGCGTGATGCCGACATAGAACACACGGTGCAGATCGTCAGGCGCGAGTTCCGCGGCCTTTGATGCGGCTGGTGATATTTCGGTAAACAGAACCACGTTGTCAGCCTCGCCGCCCTTGGATCCGTGGATCGTGGACAGATTGATGCGAGGCTCTGCATTGAACTTTTCACCACGGCGTAACAGCGCGGTGATGTAGGCACGGTCCGCGCTAGGTAGTTTGTCCATCGCTGTATGCCAGATCATGTCTCGTATAGATGTAATCAGGTCCACGCCTTCTATCAGTCCGTGGTGCGCGATCAGTTCATCCAGCGTCACCATGTCGTCATCGTCGAGTGCCGGTAATTTTTTAAATCCGCGCTTGACTCTATCGTTGACGGACATATAACTGTAGATGGTTCGTGCGGTCTTGCCCGTCACCTGTTTACCTTTTCTCAACTGTTCCCAGCCATTCACAGCGTCGCTCAGACTTTCTGAGATTGAACGTCGGCCACGGTAGTTGAAAAGATAGCCCCGACTCCGTAGGTCTGCGGTTATATCCGACAGGAAGTATGCGGCTTGTGCCAGCACGAGCCACGAACCCTCAGAAAAATCAATCATCTCAGCGCGGGCGATATGCTCTACGTTGCCTCTGTCTTCGCGAGGTAGATACTTTTTGGGCACACGGCGTTTGATGCGACGTACCACACGCTCTGCCATAGGATGCACAGAGGCCGGTACGCGGTAGGACTGTTCCAATACCTCGTAGCCACCGTTGAGGTTTATGAAATGCTCAACGTCTGCACCGGCCCAGCGGTATATGGCTTGGTCATCATCACCAGCAGCATAGATCCGCTCAGAGTGTTGCTCCAACACATGAGCCACATCCCATTGCAGGGGCGACAGATCTTGCGCCTCGTCAACGAAAGTGACAGCTAGGCGGGGGCAAAACTGTGCACTCTCGTTGACAAAGACCTCTAACATATCTGTGAAGTCAAAAAGCTGGTATCTGTTTTTGTATTCCTGTAAGGCAGTGGCCACATATTTGACTGTGTTCCAAGACTCACTTATCTCGCTTTCATCATATTGCTGACGCAAATCTATCTTACGCAGTCGCGCTAGGTTCATAAGATTGACGATTGGGCTACTGCTTTTATTGAGATCAAAGGCGTCTTCGCCGGACAGGCTGGAGCCCTCTACATCTAAGTTGAAGCCCAGTGCAATCCCCACCTCTTTGTAGTGTTCTGGTTGCATGACCTGTTCCTGCCGTATGCCGGACAGGCGCAGGGCAAAACTATGCAGGGTTCTGAACCAAGGCAGTTGCGATTTGTCCAGATGAAACCGTGCACAGGCCCGCTCGACGGCTTCATTTGCCGCCTGCCGTGTAAAAGCAAAATAACCTATGTGCGTAGGGTCAACACCGCTCGACAATGCCTCGTCTACTTTGTTCAAAAGCGCAGTGGTCTTGCCGGTTCCGGGCGGGCCGTAGATGCGGAATATCTTAGTATCCATGCTCTTCGTCCGTCAGGTCTTCTATGTTTTCCATGACGTGAATAAAGACCGGTGTATGTTCACCCATCCACGCACCTATGGTGTTGAACCATAAATATTCTACAGCTTCGTCGTAGCTCATGTTTTCGTCTTCAACCAATACTGCTATGCATTTGTGGTAGTCGTAGGCCACCACCGGCTCTTGTCCTGCGCGGTGGCACATACCAAGAAAAGCTTTGTCAAATCCATCTGCTTTCAACATTAGAACGGGGCCTCCTCTTCCCTGCCAAAGTCTGGCGTTTTGAGGTCTAGCTCAACAGCTTCAAAAGCGGGGATCTTATAGATCCTGACAACCCTGTTTTTAATCCGGATGGTTCCGCTTTCTCCTCCCAAATCACGAAGCCGTTGAGCTATCTTGTAAGGCTTGTATTCAAAAAACTTGTTACGTTTCAAAAAAGCCTCAAAGTCTTTTAACCTAAAATAAGTCATATTTGTTTCTTCATCCGTCCAAGGACGTTTCAAAAGTATTTCTTCTTTATCTTTAGCCTTCTGTAAGTGAGCACAGAACTCTTCTAAGTAATCGTAGAACTGACCGCTTGTGCTGGCGTCTTCTGCTACGTCGATAATCGCACTCTCGTT